TTCTTTGCTTTTCAATAATCAGAGTTATCGTCTAGTGTTTTTGCGCCTTTACCTAAATTACATTCAGAACAAGAGGTGATCAGGTTCATAATGTCATTGGTTCCGTCATTGCTTACAGGATTGATATGATCGACATGAAGAACAACATCAGGAGCTGACTTTCCGCAATACTGGCATTTAAAGCTGTCACGTTTAAAAACTTCAAAGCGGACTTTTTTTGATAACGCAGCTGGTGCTTTTTTGTTTTTTATTACTCATAACATCAACTCCGAAGCGTAACGTGACGCGATATATTCAATCCCTTTGCTTGTTACACGGGTTTGTGTGTAATTGTGACCGTGTTCTGCTGTACCTGTTTTCACGGTAAATAAATCACGTGAATGGGAAGTTTGATATGGCAGTAACGCACCAGATTGGCGATATAAAAGACGATCTTGAATAAGGCGGTCTATCATTGCTCTTTCTGGCATATTTAAGATTTTGGCGACTTCGCGTAATGATTTGCTTGTGCCAACTTCCACGTAGTGATCGACAAAAGCAGCTTTGGGTTTTAATTGAGCGTTCTCTAATTGTAAACGCTCGTTTTCTTCCTCAGCTTGAAGAACCATTAACGCTAATTCTTTTCGAGAAAGTGCGGTTGATTTTTGTTGATTTTCCAACTCTTGCCAGCGGTCCACTAGCCGTGCAGTAAATTCAGGGCAAAGCTGAGCAACGATGATGTAAGAATCACGTTTGCCAATGTGATAAACTGAATCAGTTCTTGGACGCCCCAACATATCGGCAATTGGTTCATCCACCAATGGTGGACGGACAATAACACCGCGCAAAACAAGTCTATCAATCGTTCTTTTAACAGAATCATGTCGAGCTTCTACAAGATCTGCTATTTCACGACTTGTCATTGTGAGTGTTGATTTTTTATTCGGAATAAGTGATAATTCTTTCATATTGAAGTCCTTTAATTTCATTAATGAAAAGTACCACCGTTGGCCCGGTGGTTTTTTATTGCCCTAACTCCATCTTCAAACAGATAGCTTGCTCAATTAACTGCTCCACTTCTGCTAAGATTTTCTCTTTCTCGTTCTGAGATAAATCACGCCCAAGTTCTGAGTTAGAACTGACCGCACTTTTAATCTCTTTGCCAATTCGTCCGCTTGATTCCGCGATGTCTAGAAATCTTGCTAGAACGTCTTGACCGCAATCAGCACATTTCGGCATAGGCACAACGATATGATCGATTTGTGCTGCAATAGCGGAGAGTGTTTTCTTGCTTTGAACCATTGCGATAAGCTCTATCGCTTCGATAAAGCCCAACTGGTTTTGTTCGAGATCAACATTTAGCTTATTACCGAGAGTTTTTGGCGACTTCTCTAACGTATAAGCAAGAGAAGTAATACCGCCTGAGCTGTTTTTACAATCTCGGTGTAACAATCTCTGTATTTCTTTGCTATTCATGAAAAATAATTCCTTTTCTTGAAGATTGTTTTTTAGTTTGTTGGTAAGTTAGTTTTGTTGTTTTTGGTAAAGGTCACGGTTAACTTTTAACTTTCCTTTGGTAATGTCTTGTAATTTGTATGCGTTTTTCTCAGGAATAACTTCATTCCATTGAGAAATTGCAGAAACACTTATAGATAGTGCTTTAGCAACGTTTTCAAGTTTTCCAAAGTAGTTAATAACATCGGTTTTTAACATTATCTTCCTCACTTTAAATTTAAGAACTCTTAAATAATAAGTATAAAGAAAACTTAAGTCAAGAGAAGTTAAGATAACTTAACAACAAAAAGGTGGTTATTATGAAACTTGAAACAATCGGACAGAGAATAAGAAAACGAAGAAAAGAATTAAAATTAACTCAAAAAGGTATAGCCTCTGCTATCAAAGGAGTGTCTCATGTTGCCATTTCTCAATGGGAGTCTGACACAACCAAGCCAAATTCACAGAATCTACTAGACCTAGCCACTGCTTTGGATTGTGATTTCACATGGCTACTAAAAGGTGAAGGGAATCCATCTAATGTAATACCTGCTAATATTGGCGCAACAAAAATTCCTTTAATAAGCTATGTTCAAGCAGGGCTTTGGACTGGAGTAGAGGATTTAAAAGAAAGTATAGGAGCGTATGAGTATGTTCTAACAGATATGGAGGTTTCTGAAAATGCATTTGCATTAAAAATCAAGGGAGATTCTATGGAAAATGAGTTTTTTGAAGGAGATATAGTTGTAATAGATCCAAATGTAGAACCAGTGGCTGGAGAATTTGTTGCAGCCATTAATGGTGATTATGAAGCAACTTTTAAAAAGTATAGACCGATTAGTGAAATAGATGAATTGGGAAGACATCATTTTGAATTAGTTCCTCTTAATCAAGATTACCCAACTCTTTCATCACTCAAACAACAAATAAGAATTATAGGAACTATGGTAGAACATAGGATTTATAGAAGAAAAAGATAAATATAGCGTGGTCGTTGACAAGCAAAGTCTTCTGGTAGCCTGGAGGTTACTGATAGATGATAAAGGATGACTATTATGTAAATATAGAGAATTAACCAAAATTAAAAAGGTAAATGGAAATGAGTACAAAGTTTGAAGATGTGAAAGAAGCTATTGTCAAAGCACAGTTAGCTTCTACCCCAAGAGATAAAGTAATCAATGACGTAATAAAAGGGAGTGCTGAATTGCTTTCAGCTAGTGATATTATTAGCCGCCTAAGTATTACAGTGAATGAGTTTAGAGAGTTAGTTGGGCTTCCTAATCATTATATAAAAATTAAGCCTGGAGCCTCGATCCCAAGCGTGATAGGGGAATCGAGTTATTGCTCAAAAGAATTATATAGTTCTGACATTGAGCTAATTAATAAAGAGTTGGAGAAAAATATATCATTCCCTAAACCCGATTTATATATTTTAGGGAAGGCTCGTTGGAAGAAAGAAACATTTAAGAAATGGTTAGAAGAACAGTGTGGATAAAAGAAAAGGCAGGTTTAAACCTACCTCTTCTGAACCGCAAACAAGCGATTCTCACACTTTACAAAGCTGTCCAGCTCCTATGTCTGGGACTTCGGGTCCATTGCCAGTGAGAGTATTATTACACTAAATAAAATTTAAGTAAAGGTTAAATATGCTTTCAAAACAAATTATCAGCATTTCTCAAAGTAGATTAAGTGCGTATCTCTTTTGTTTTTACCAAAATGACCTAACAAAACAGAAAGAGGCTATAGCTGTTTACACAGCATTACAGCACCGTACTGGCATTTATTTCTCTCTTATTCAAGAAATTGAAGTAGCTCTACGAAATGAAATTAGCGAACTACTTCGCAATATTGCCCCAAACAATGACCTATATCAATTTTTCCATTACTTAGCGCAAGATCCTAATGCTCCATTGGCTTTAGAATCCAAAAAGCAACTACAAAAAGCAATAAATGAATGTAGTAAACGGGGTTATGATGAAAACGATATTATTTCGCATATTACTTTTGGCTTTTGGGTAAATCTGCTTGATTATGATAAAAATAGAAACAAGCATGTTATCTATTGGCAAAAGGCGTTAAAACCTATATTTAATAGGCGTTTTAGTAATTTTAAAGATCTATATAATTCATTAAAGCAAGTAATGCGTTTTAGAAATAGATTGTATCATCAAGAAATCGTGTGGAACAAGAAAGTCTCAAAAAACCCAATTCAAGCATTAGATAATCTTAGTAAAACATACGCACAGTTTGAGAAAGTATTGGAGAAAGTTGCCCCTGAGAGGTTTGCGTTTCGCCAACTTTCTCAAGCACTTGTTTGGCAAAGAAATCTTTTCTTTGATCAACAAATTTTTGATGCTGAAATCACTATCCTACCTGAACACATCTAATTCAACCGCCCTCATGGTGGTTTTTCTTTACTTTCAATTCATTAGCCAATCAAATTTCCCTATTTTCTATCCACTAATCACTTTGTGCTTTGTTTCTGATGCACTATCCATTCTATTTTCTGTGATATAGCTCACAAATTCAACAATTAATAAAAAAATAACCATTTGATATTTAAGTAATCTTAAAAATAATTAAGAAAACTTAAATATTTTTATTGACAATGAATTTAAGTTTTCTTAAGCTATCATCAACAAAACGAGATACACATCTCAACGCTCTTTAAAAATCTACATATCACAAGTTAATCAAATATAGCCTTATTGATTAAGTAGTCTGTGATTGCGACACAATTTGGTTAAGTGGACTAAGGTTACTTGATTAAGACCTCCACGTGCTAGCGACATAAATCAAGACTTATTTTAAAGCGCATTTAAGTAAGTGTGCTTTCAAATGAGAGAGAAAGGAGCAAACGATATGAAAGTATCAAAAATGCTAAAACAAGCAAAGCGTCTTGGTGAAAGACAAAAGCAGTTATGCAGTAAAAAGCAGTCTAATCGCGTTAATGCGGCTTTAATAGATGTTCCAGTTAAAGCTAAGAAACTAACTGATATTGCGAATTATAACTGTAACAAAGGGCAATCAGGCGTTAATACAGTAAGAGCTGTACAGAAACGCAGATTGGGTTGTAGAGAGTTGGTTTAAAGGAAAACTTAATATGAAAATGAGCATACTAAATCATTCAGATAGTTCAATTTTTATTGAAGAAGGAGATAAGTATCAATTAATAGAAAACTATGATTTAAAAACAGGAGTTGTTCTTGCTGATAAAAAAACAAATCATTCTGTAATTATTGAGTTTTCAATTGATGATAAGGGATTCTTCAGAATCTCACATAACGGTGATTCTCTTGAAAATTGGTTCTTCTCTAAAGAGAAAACAGTCGAAGGTGACGATTGTTTGAATATAGAGTGCCCAGATGAAGTCGTAATTTGTCGATTTAAGAAAGAATAGAAAATAATAACGACTGGGTAAGCAAGAGGATATGCTAAGGAATTTTAAATTCCCGAGTATGTGGGTTCGAGTCCCACCCTAGTCGCCTTTAATAAAGCATATTTAACCAGACTATTAAGAATGTGAAATTGATTTCTGAAGTACAAAGTACCGACTGAATGACAAATTAACTGAATTAATGAATCGAGTGAGTGTGCTTTATTTATATCCACGCCCTAAAGGACGTGGTTTTACGGCACGATTAGATAAATAATACCGAACCATTGCTCTAGTTTTTATTTGACACCCACCGCTCTTTCGGATTAAGATAATCGCACTACAAGCCGTTTAATAACGGCTTTTTTTATGATAAATTGGCGGCTTAATTTTTTGTGCAAAAGGAAATTAAAATGGCTGAGAACATTATTGTCGTACAAGACACAGAGATTGGAATTACAAATCGAAATGGTGAAGATTACATTAGTCTTACCGATATGTGTAAAGCATTTGGCGATGGTGATCAGCTAATCAAAAACTGGCTACAAAACAAAAATACGATTGAATTTCTCCAAGTATGGGAAGAGCTGAATAACCCTGATTTTAATTTGGTGGAATTACACCAAATTAAAAATAACATTGGCTTAACTCAAAGAAAAACCATTACTTGAAGAATAACCCTAAAGCCTGTTTACAACACAGGCTTTTTTATTGACAACCCCACCCTTTTATTTTACTATCTGCCTCAAGGTGTCAGAACCTTTAATGTACAAGGCGGATAGTGTAACTGGTCGCCAAGAGCGACTTTTTTTATATCCGTAATCCTGACTATGTCGGGAGGGCGACTAATACAATACCTTCGGGGAATACGTCCAGCCCTTGCCTTGTACGGGGTTTCTGAACCTCCCGACGCCACTGTCAGAAGTGGCTTGTTCTAAACAAATAGTACGAGGATTATATTATGTCAACTCAACTCTCAACATTCCTTTTTGAAACTCATATCATCCGCACTTTATCTATTAACAATGAACCTTGGTTTGTGGCAAAAGATCTTTGCAATGCTTTAGATATTTCAAACCCAAGTAAAGCTATTATTAATTTAGATGAAGATGAAAAGATGGTATCTTCCGACCCTAACTTAAAGTTAGGGTCAGCAGGAAATGGGGCTCAAAGCCTAAATTTAGTTTCAGAAAGTGGAATGTACACCTTAATTTTACGCTGCCGTGATGCAGTGAAAAAAGGATCAACTCCACACCGTTTCAGAAAATGGGTAACTGCAGAAGTCCTCCCCCAAATCAGAAAAACGGGTAAATATGAAGTCCAGTCACAACAACTGGCTTTACCTGAACCTGAAAAGAAATACACATTCTCATTTACTGAATACGAGCTACAACAACTTGCTTGGGCTTGGTTTGCATTTAGTCGTTGTACTGAAACATTACGCAAACTCTATTCTCCATTGCAAAAACTAGGCTCGCATTTTGCACCAAAAGCCTACGATCAAGGCATGGAATACTATCGCCTTGTTCAAAGCACAAATGACACAATTAACCGCATAACAAAAGACTTTAAATGCGTAAGTAATAACAATTGGCGAGTGCTAGAACACGTTCGTAATTTCGATAAGAACGCAATAGTCTACAACCAAATTCACGATTAAAACTCCCCAGAAACCGACCGCACTTTATCGTGTGGCGGTTTGTCTTACCCAAAATTCAGCAAATTGAACAAAAAGGAAACGATTATGAAACACATCAATATATGGGATCTAACGGGCGCATTCATTCTTGCGCTTATTCTTGGTATTGGTTGTCATCCAGTATCAGCAAACGAACAAGAAACAGATTATTACAATCACTATCTGAATGCTGAAATCAGCAAAGAACAATTAGCTGAAATGGAACGCGAAGCAAGCGAAGAATGGGAACAGGAATACGGTGATATTCCACCAAACTTAGCGAGCGAACAACTGATTTATCTCAAGGTTTACGCACTTAAAGAACAGGAGCGAAGAAATGGCACGCGTTAGAAAGAAAGGTGATAAAACGCTCTCCTACTCTATCGAACCCCATCCAAAAGGACTGGGGTTTGTTGTTATTGAGCGTATTGGCAAAAACCAAGAAAACAAAACAGGCTGGCAACGTAATTTTTCAAGTAAAGATTTATGCGAAACAGCAATAAAACTTCGGCAGAAAAGCAGAGAACAATTTCTAAATGCTTCTTGCAAGCCAGCAAGACAATTTTACATTTGACGGATTTCAGAAAATGAAAAATAGACGATTTTTACCTGCTTGGCAATGTGATAGTGCTGATGATTACTACGCACAGTTTGAGCAGAAAAAAGAACCAGAAGACGATCCTGATGATTGCGATGATGAGCGGTTTGTAGAACAGGATATCAAATATCACAACGGCGACAGGGGTTAATTATGGAATTTGAACTAATTTTATCAACAGAGAGTAAAGTCTTAGCTTGCAACATCCAAGACTTCAAAGCGCAAGCAGAGAAATTCTTATCAACAATCACAAATACGTTTGAAACAGACGAAGACTTTGGAAAGGCAAAGGAAGAAGTAAAACTGCTTAAAGAGGTCGAAGATCGCACACGTGAAGCAATTAAAAACGCACGTCAAGGTGATATCCAAGAACTGATTTCTCAAGCAGAAGAGATTGCTGAACAATTCAGACAAAAACGCTTGTTCTTAGATAAAACAGTAAAAACGCGCGAAGTTGAGATTAAGTCTGAGATTGTATCAACAGCACTAGATGAAGCTATCCGCTCAATGAGTGGATATGAAAACGATGTAGCGATAGCACTTAGCTGTAAGTTTTCAAGAAACGCTATTAAATCTCGGTTAGAAGAAGCGACAAAACGCAGAAGTACGATTGCAACGCTAGAAAAAGCTGTAAATGCAGAGAAGACTTTAATTATTAGTGAAATTTCATCTGAAGGTGCTCGCATTGCTGAACGCAGAAAGATGATCCCAATTCATTACGAACATCTATTCAGAGATTGGCAACAGCTGATTGGCGGTGAGCAAGATTTAGCGCCAATTATTTCAGAACGTATCGCAGAGGAAGAAAAGCGAGAAGCAGAAGCACAAGCTAAAGCACAAGCCGATATTGAGACTATTCAAGCGCAAGAAAAGCAGTCAAGCGTGAAAAGTGCGGTAGAAAAAACGCAAGAATCCACCACTAGAACAAATGAGCCTGTTTTTGAGTTTTTAGTGAAAATTCCTTTTACCGGCACGACAAATGAAGCGGTTGCTTTCGCAAGAGAAATTAAAGCGAAATATGGCGATCAAGTTCAACTAACAAAAATTAAGTAGGAAAGAAAAATGGCAACAGCATTACAAAATTTAACGAATAAATTAGCAGAACGCTTTGAAATGGGTTCTAGCGAAAATCTCCCACAAACTTTAATGGCAACAGCTTTCCGTGGGCAAGATGTTACACCAGAACAGATGACTGCACTTTTAGTTGTTGCAAATCAACATGGTTTAAATCCGTGGACTAATGAAATTTACGCATTTCCAAATAATGGCGGAATTGTACCAATTGTTGGGGTTGATGGCTGGTCTCGAATTATGAACGAGCATCCGCAATTTGACGGTATTGAGTTTGTGTTTGGAGAAGGTAATAGCTGTACTTGTACTATTTACCGCAAAGATCGCACTCGCCCAATTGTAGTTACTGAATACATGGTTGAATGTCAGCGCAACACACAGCCTTGGAAATCTCATCCAAAACGAATGCTGCGACACAAAGCGATGATTCAGTGCGCAAGACTTGCTTTTGGATTCACTGGAATTTATGACCCGGATGAAGCGGAGCGTATAGTTGAAAATGATAAAGAGCCAATTAACATCACACCAAAGCCGAATCTAATAGATGTTCAAGCAACTGAGTTGGTGACTTCTGAGCAAATCAGTCAATTACAAAAGCTAATTCAACTAACTAACACAAATACAGTGAAAGCCTTTGCGTATTATGGCGTTAGTACTCTTGAACAACTGCCGAAAGAAAAAGCAGAACACTTTATCAAGACGTTAAATCAACGTCTTGATGAACAATCAGCTAATGTTACAGAAAATTATGTAGATGAGGAAATTCCGCTTGATTGATAACTTGATAACGCTCGATTTCGAGCAAGGCACAGAGGAATGGCTAGTCGCAAGGCTAGGTATTCCTACTGCCACGGGAATTAAAAATATAGTAACTCCAAACGGACAGAAGTCTGGAGGTTGGGTTTCCTATCTTGCTGAACTTGTCGCAGAAAGCATTGAGGGAGTGACCGAGGGCTTTAAATCACAACATATGGAGCGAGGAAACGAGCTTGAGCCACTAGCACGCATGGCTTATGAATTTGAAACAGGTCATGATGTAACTCAAGTCGGTGGCGTTTATCTCAATGAGAAAAAAGAGCTGATGATAAGTCCTGACGGCTTAATTTTGAGCCGCCAAAAAGGCTTAGAAATCAAGTGTCCGAAGATGAAAACGCATATTAAGTACATTCTTGAAGGTGGCGTACCATCTGAATACATCATTCAAGTTCAAGTAGCGATGTGGGTCACGGGTTATAAATCGTGGGATTTTGTTAGTTATTGTCCAGAATACAAAAAGCAAACGCTTTACTTGCACACAGCAACTAGAGACGAAAATCTAATGAAAGCATTTGATGAATATATTCCGCAGTTTTTAACATCATTAAAAGCACTTAAGGGGTAAATAATGGCTGGGGTTAATGAAATGGATTGGGCTTAGATTAATTGATTATATCAATCAAGACAGCACGCAATAGCGTGTTTTTTTGTGCCAGAAAAAGGGAAATAAACATGGAATTTACAGGCAAGAAAAAATTTAAAGTTAGCACAAAAACATTTGAATCTATCGAGATTTACGCAGTATTTGAGATAGATTTTGACTTTCCGAAAGTTAAAGAAAGAATTATTGAGATGTCAACATTTTGGTCTGGCTCACCTGAACCAAGTGACCCACTTATTGAGCATATTCAATTTGTTTTACCAATTGCAACAGACTCAGTATATGACATCGCAAGACGAATTTTTTGGTTATCAAGCGTTAACGATATAGATAAGAATTTATGGAATAAAAAAGAAGGTTTTGCTTATTGTGAATATATCGGAATTAAATTAATAGACTTCCATGCTGACGAAGTGAGTGCAGATATTTTCGAAGTTGAAGAAATGGAGGAATAGCTATGTTTTGGTTTAAAAATGCAATTATTTATCGTCTAACTAGAACGTTAGACTGGTCCACAGACAAATTACAAGAAGCATTACAAGGGTGTAAATATATTCCTTGTGATAAATCCGAAATGAGTCGTTTCGGTTGGACTTCGCCAATTATTAACAGTGAATTACTATACCACGCAGCAGAGAATAAAATTCTGTTGGTGGCAATGAAAGAAGAAAAAATTCTTCCAGCTCACGTTGTCAATAACGCACTAAACAAGCGCGTTGCAGAGCTTGAGAAGAAAGAAGGGCGCAAGTTAAAGAAAGTGGAAAAGCTATCGTTAAAAGATGACGTTATTGCAACACTTATCCAACAAGCGTTCAGCAAGTATAAACAGGCCGCACTGTTCATTGATGTAGAAAAAGGCTTGATTTATGTCGACGCAAGTTCTTACAAGACGGCAGAAGATGTCTTGGCATTGTTGCGTAAAACTCTTGGATCGTTGCCGGTTGTTCCGCTGGCTTTCGCTAAAGCACCAAGCATTGTGATGACGTCATGGATTAATGAAAATCCAACATGGCTCACATTGTTAGAAGAATTTGAACTTTTAGGCACAACAGAAAGTGGATTAATTAAATGCAAGAACCAGGATTTAAACAGCGCAGAAATTGAGACGATGCTTGAGTCCGACAAAGTTATCACAAAACTATCGTTAGAATGGGAAGATAATTTGTCGTTCATTCTATGCGAAGACGGCACTCTCAAGCGTTTAAAATTCGCTGATTATGTGCTAGAGAAAAACGACGACATTCTCAAAGAAGATATTGCCCAGCGTTTTGATGCTGATTTTATTCTGATGACAAGTGTTCTGTCTGAATTAACAGAATTGTTACTCAACGAATTTGGCGGTGAGAGAGAACTCTATAATGTTTTATAACGCTTTGAATTTGTTTGTTTTTATTTTTTCATTTCTAGACTTAGGGAACATCAAAGGAACAAGGTAGAAAAAATAGTTAGCTTGCCTTTTATTTATCATTGCTAGTTTAGTCTAGTTTATTATGGCTTATAGTGCAAATTTTCGATTTTTGAATAAATGCCATTCCAATATTATGCTCGGTTGCCA